GTTGAGTTTTTATTTTTCCGGCCAGGATTACCCTATTGAGGAATTAGAGCAGTCAAACAAAACAAATCAATCATTCGCGTTTGAATTATGCAATTCCTATAATCTTGCTATGAAATTATATAACCGCAGAATGGTTGTTTTCGATCAGACAGAATATGAGGATAAAAAGGCAAGTTTAAATATAAATAAATCACAGCTGGAAAGCTGGAACATTGGAAAGAAAATGACGAGGGCCTATGACGGCGTATCGATCAGTTATACAGATTCTAAAAAGAATAAAACCTTGACATATAAGTACCTGATCGGGGCCGGAAAACGAATCCTAAAGCTGAATGAATCAGCAGAGAGCCTTCAGGACGCGGAAATAAAAGCAAAGGCGAAACTTTTAGAAAATAACAGGGCTTGCCAAACGGCAAGAATAAAGCTGAAAGGCGACACAAAATTTGTCGCAAGTAAGTGCTGCAATCTGGAAGGCTTCGGAAAGCTGGACGGGAAATATTATATTGATTCCGTCACACATGATAAAGATCCGGGAAGTGGTTATCATTGTTCGCTTGAAATGCACTTATGCGTAATTATAAAGGGAGTTACCGTTGCAAAAGTGAATTCCGGAAAGACGGTCAAAAAAAAGGCTTCAAGTTCATCCACAGCGAAAAAGAAATACACTATTGTTTCCGGTGACACATTATGGAAAATCAGTACAAAAGAATTAGGTTCCGGATCTAAATACATGCAAATATACAATGCAAATTCCGGAACTATTGAATCAGCAGCAAAAGCGCACGGCCGATCGTCGTCAAGCAACGGACATTGGATTTATCCGGGAACCGTGTTAAATATTCCATAAAAAGGGGGAAAGGGAATGTCTGACGTAATAAGGGCCGGTTATATATCGGCCGTAAATTATCAGGATGGGACGGCGCAAGTCGTCTATAAAGATCGGGACAATTCAACTTCCCCGTATATGCCGGTATGGTCGAACGAATATAACATGCCTGACATTGACACACTTGTTTACGTGGTACATCTTCAGAACGGCGGTACGCGCGGGATGATATTAGTTCCACCGTATACAGATGATAATAAGCCGGTGGAAGGGAAAAAAGGAATCTGGCGGAAAGATTTTGGCGACGGTTCCTATATTCGTTATGACTATGAAAGTCAGCACATGGATGTTATTACACATTCCCTACACGTTGAATCGCTTGAAATAGGCGGCGATTTGACCGTTGACGGGGGGATAAAGGCAAAGACGATAAACACAACCGGAAACGTCCATATAGGCGGCGATTTGACCGTTGACGGGAGTTATCCGGGATAGAAAGGCGGTGTGATACGTGATCGGATATTTTGGCGACGTGATATTTGAAACAAGTGATCGCCGCATTTGCACATTCAACAATATGAAACGGACAATTTCGGCTTCTTATTCTGAACATAATCGCTATAAAAAGAAATCAGAGAGGGAATTTGAGGGGCCAAAGAATCAAAGCGTTTCTTTCAAAATGAAATTCGTCGCCGGTCACGGTGTAAGGCCCTGGAATATGGTTCATGAAATAACGCTTTATTGCGAACAGGGGAAAGTTTGTCCGTTTGTCATTGGCGGCCACAAGGTAGGCGGCGGAAAATGGACGATTGACAGCATAGACGAAGATTACCGGGAAGTATGGAACCGGGGCGAACTTGTTTCGGTAGAAATTTCCGTATCGGCCACAGAATACCATTGAAAGGGGGCGTTTCCGTGCTGGTGATTGATGGAGTGAAAATAGTTCTAAATGGTGCTTATGAAAAAGAACTTCGGAATGAAATTCTTGACAAGTGCATGTTTCTTTTAACACTGATAAAGGGAACAATCCCTATGAATCGCGAGATCGGCCTGGATCCGGATATAATTTCAAAACCGGCTTATATTGCACAGCAAAAATATACAATTAGCGCTATGGAACTGATAGACGAATTTGAGCCACGCGCGGTTGTGGAAGAAGTGCTATTTGAAATGTCCGGCGGCGCCGGAAATATGATTCCAAAGGTGGTGCTAACGTATAATGGAGAATGAAATTCAAAAACTTTATAATTTGCCTGAAATTTCTTTCATAGATGGGATCACATACGAAGGGATCCTGAATCAGATGATCGCGGACTATGAAAAATACTATGAGGAAAAAACCGGCCGGAAGGTTGTTTTGCGGCCGGGGGACAAAGAACATATTCATTTGAGAATTAACGCCGGACAATATTTCCAGATGTATAATCAACTGGACTATGCGGCAAAAATGAACCTTTTAAAATATTCAAGCGGGGATTTCCTGAAACACATTGGAGCGTTAAAAAAGACATTCATTCAGGAGCCGCGCCCGGCCGTATGTACGGCCCGTTTTACTCTGTCAGAGGTCAGAAAAGAAGTTGTCTATATCCCGGAGGGGACGCGGATAACGGCCGGTGACGGGGTATATTTTGCGACGGATGATTACGCGGAAGTTCCCGCTGGCAATTCTTACGTTGATATAGATTGCACATGCGAAACGGCCGGGACGATTGGAAACGATTATGAGCCGGGCCAGCTGGAAATTATCGTTGATCCGGTTCCATATGTCCAAAGCGCCGCAAATATAACAAAAACAGACGGGGGATCCGGCGAGGAATCCGAAGAAAGTTTCCGCGAAAGAATTTTCCTTGCGCCGTCAACCTATTCCGTGGCCGGGCCTTCTGACGCATACGAATATTGGGTAAAACAATATAATTCTGCGGCGATTGAGGATGTAAAAATTTATGAGCCGGTGGAAGCGGTGGTTGACATTCGGATCTTGCTTTTAGGCGGCGGGCTTCCTAGTAAAGCATTTTGCGACGGCTGCCTGCAGTACCTGAAAGACAATCCGATCATCCCTCTAACTGACAATGATATTGTATCGGCGCCGGATGTGGTCGAATACAACCTGAAAGCAAAATATTTTATTAACCGGTCAGACGTCCGCAATATCAATTCCATTCAGGAGAGTATAGAAGCGGCAAAAGATACATATTTAAACTGGCAGAAAACGAAAATCGGACGTGACATAAATCCGGACGCGTTGATCGAATTTGTCAGGGCGGCGGGCGGAAAAAGGGTTGCAATAGAATCGCCAGCCTTTACGCCGATTCCGGAAACATCCATAGCGCGGGAAAAAACGGTTGAATTTGTATATGGGGGCGTTGAAGATGATTAGACTATCTGATTACAGGACAGAAACGGCGTTCCCGGCGGAAATGAAAACCGCTGAAAGAATGGCCCTTGCGTATGCTTACGACAGACAAAAAAAGCTATTCCTTGAACGCTTGCGGCGCGTCTATATATGGGCCGATCTGGATAATGTGGATGAAAACAAGCTGGATTTCCTGGCGGTGGAATGTCGGGTATTGTTTTACAATTCCAGTCTTTCACCGGATGTAAAAAGAAAGCTGATCCAGAATTCTATTTACTGGTATATGAAATTAGGGACGCGCCAGGCAATGGAAGAAATGATTGATATTGTTTTTGGAAACGAGAATACAAACGTCGAAGAATGGTATACATACGCTGGCGACGCGTTCCATTTCCGCGTTGTGGTCGGAACGACGGTCACGCAAACATCAATCAAAGAATTTCTTTTGTACCTGAACAGGGTAAAAAATGCGCGGTCAAGATTTGATTATCTGGTATTTCAGAACGGTATTTAATTAACGATATACCAACGTTCGGAATATGAAAAATTCATATATACATTTTGCGGCGATTTCGAGTGCGGCATATATCCGGATATTTCCGTTGCATTTCAGCCGGCCGAAGTTACGCTTACGCTGGAAGGCGATAGCATGGACGGCCGAACAGATTACACGGAATCAGGAACCACGCCGGATATTTCCGTTGGTGGCGCGGTTATGGAAAACCAGATTGACATACAGCCGGAAGGCCAGGACAATAATATTATTTATTCCGCAGACGGAGAGACCGAAAGCGGAACCACGCCGGATATTTCAACGGGATTCCAGGGGAACGGATCGGAAATCAATATTGATCCCGCCGCCGATTCCGGCCGCACGGCATACGAAGAAAGCGGCACATATCCGGACATTTCAAGCGGATTCCAGGGGAGCGAAGGCGGAATTGATATTGACGCAAGCGCTGACACTGACCGCACGGCATACGAAGGAACCGGTGTATTTCCGGATGTTTCTATTGCCGCACAATTTACCGAAGTTCAGGCAGCGTTTGAAATAGATTCCGGGGGAAATCAAATTGACTATACTTCTGACGGAGAAACCGAAAGAGGAACCACACCGGATACGG